ATTTTTTAGTATGATGCAAGACTTTGCTGGGTTTTTAATAGCAATGCCGTTTAGATTATTGTTTGGAGCATTAGGGTTTGGATTAGATTTAGTAGCCGGTGCATTTGAAATCTTAGGATCTGTAATTGAACTAGTATTAACTCCATTACAAATGATGGCCACTGGACTTTCTAGTCTGTTTGATGCAGTAACAGATACCGCAAAGAAGCTAAATCCATTAAGTTGGTTCTCAAGTGATGAAAAGAAACCAAAGATGGCTGCTGGTGGTATTGTTACACAAGCAACAAGTCTAATAGCTGGCGAAGCAGGTGCAGAAGCTATTATTCCTTTAGCACAGTTAGATGGAATAATTAAAAATTCATTAGGTGATTCAATAGTAAATGGCATGGCCCAAATGCAAACATCTAATATGTTTGCAGGAGTAGGTGATTTAATTTCCCAAACTCTTGGAATGAAAACTTCATCAGTTGCTGGTACAACCGAAACACCGGGCGCTCCGTCTAATGCACCCGGTAACAATAACAGCGAAACGTTAGATTTGCTTACAGCCAAGTTAGATCTATTAAATAACACAACTAGAGAGTTAATAGGGTATATGAGAGACACTGCCAATAATACCAAGAAGACTCACGAAGCAACCAGAGCACTTAACGGTGATATGTTTGCTGCTACCTAATTTGGAAAACGATATATGTCTTGGAAAAAGTATTTTACACCGGTTAACACATCTGGAAAATTAAGTCCAGTTAGTGGCAGTACCGGTATGGGCAGTAACCCTAGCCGCACAAATTATTCAAGCTATTTGCCTGATGTTTACGCAGGACACCCTAACCGTTTAGAACGATATGGGCAGTACGACACTATGGATACCGACAGCGAAGTTAATGCTGCCTTAGATATTTTAGCAGAGTTCTGCACACAATCGAGCGAAGAAAACGGAACTCCTTTCCAAATTAATTTTAAAGAACAAGCTACTTCTACTGAAATTAAGATCATTAAAAAGTATCTACAACAGTGGACTAAACTTAATAAGTTTCAGATCCGCATGTTTAAAATTGTCCGAAATGCAATGAAGTATGGCGATAGTTTCTTTGTACGAGATCCAGAAAACCAATCGTGGATGTACATAGATCCTGCTAAAGTAGATAAGATTATTGTAAATGAAAGTGATGGTAAGAAGCCCGAGCAGTACATGATTCGTGACTTCAACCCTAACTTAGAAACACTTGCAACAACTGCTATCCAGCCAAGTAACTTGCACGGAGGCGGAAGCCAATTTGGTGGAAGTTATGGTACAGGACAAGGCGGCGCAGGCGGCTCACGTGGCATGGTTGGATCGTTTCCAACTACTGCAAACAGCAGTCGTTTTTCTGAAAACCAGAATCAATATGCTATTGATGCCAAGCATGTAATTCATATTAGCATGAGCGAAGGGTTAGATAATAACTTTCCGTTTGGTAATAGTTTATTAGAAAGTATCTTTAAAGTATTCAAACAAAAAGAATTACTCGAAGATGCTATCTTAATCTATCGTATACAACGTGCGCCAGAGCGCAGAGTGTTCTATATTGACGTTGGTAACATGCCAAGTCACTTGGCCATGAGCTTTGTTGAGCGTGTTAAAAACGAAGTTAACCAAAGACGTATTCCATCTGTTACCGGTGGAAGTCAGAGTGTTGTTGACGCAAGCTACAATCCGTTAAGCATTAACGAAGATTACTTCTTCCCGCAGACAGCTGAAGGACGTGGATCTAAAGTTGAAATCTTACAAGGTGGCCAAAACCTAGGAGAGATTGATGATCTTAAGTATTTTACTAATAAGTTGTTTAGGGCTTTACGCATTCCTAGCAGTTATCTACCTACTGGTTCCGACGATGGCGGATCAAACTTTAATGATGGTCGAGTTGGAACAGCATACATTCAAGAATTGCGATTCAACAAGTACTGCGAACGACTACAAAGTTTAATGAACGAGCCGTTTGATACAGAATTTAAACTGTATCTACACACTCAAGGCATTAACGTAGACAGCAATATCTTTGATGTTAAATTTAATCCTCCACAGAACTTTGCAACATATCGTCAAGCTGAAATGGATACTGCTCGTGTTAACACATTTAACACAATGGTTGCTGTTCCAATGATTAGTAAGCGATTTGCATTAGAACGTTTCTTAGGATTAAAGAAAGAAGAAATTGCAGAAAACGAACGTCTATGGAAAGAAGAAAACATCGACGAAGATCAGTATCTAAGCGCAAGTAGCGAACTACGTGGAGCAGGTATTACTGCAAACGGCATGGCTGGAGATGTAAGTTCATTAGGTAGTGCGGCAGTTCCTCCAGCACCTGCACCGGGAGAAGCACCTCCAGCAGAAGGTGCACCAGAGGGCGCTGCTCCTCCACCAGCCGCATAAATAACATTATGCTTCTAAGAGAATTCATTTACTTCAATCGCGATCACGAGAATCCGCAAGAGGACAACAGGTATCTAAGTAAGAACGATACTAGTGTCCTTAAAAGCTCTGACCTTCGTAAAACTAGATTAACACTAGGAATGATCAACGATATCCGTCGTGCTGCCGAAGCACACGATAAAGAAAAGCGTGAAGAACTTGGATTAGTTAGAAAAATGTACGCTGCTCCTCCACCAGAAGCTGCCGCATAATAAAGTATAAGATAACTTTTTTCTCTAAAAACTAAATATTTTAGAGAAAAAAGTTCAATTCCAGGGGCAATCCCTGCGTCATTTTGTTCAAAACGGTTCGTTTTGAGCCTATTTTGCACACCTATTGTCTAACGACCTTAAATACAACACAGCCTTGCCGCTACCAATAAGGAGAAATATTAATGTCTACAAAGTTTGAACAACTATTAGACTTACTAGTAAACGAAGAAATGGATAAAGCCAATGAACTTTTCCACGAAATCGTTGTAGATAAGTCACGTGAAATTTACGAAAACCTAATCGCCGAAGAAGAAGACGAAGAGGAAATGGATGAGTCCGCAGAGGGCGACGAAGAAGAAATGGATGAGTCCGCTGAGTCTGATGACGAAGAAATGGACGAAAGCGCCGACGAAGAAGCCGACGAAAGCATGGATCTAGAAGATAGTTACATGATGGACGGTGACGACGAAGAAGACGATATCGGTGGTGATGCTACTGATGATCTAGGTGGTGATATCGGTGCAATGGACGACGAACCAGAAATGGGCGGAGAAGAAGGCAGCGAAGAACAAGCTATCTTCGATATCAAGAACGCAATTGCAGAATTAGAAGCAGCTTTCGCAGAACTAACAAGCACAGGGCGGAGAAATGGGCGCTGGCGACGAGTTCGGTGACGAAGAAGGTGAAGAAGATGGCGACGAAATGATGGGTTCCCAAGCATTTGAAAGCCGCCGTCTACGTGAGTACAGTGAAACTGTTTCCGCAGGTCACGGTGCTGATAAGAAAGGTGCTGCCGAAGGTGGTATCGCTGGTGCAAACACTGGTGACTCTATGCCATCCGGTACAAATACAAAGAGCCCAATTAGCTCTGGAAAAGGTAAGCCTACAACTGGCGCAACCGCAGGTAACATCCTAGGTGACCAGAAAGTTGGTAAAGGAACAAACACTGGCGAGCGTCCAGACTCTTTAAACAAGGGTATTGCACAAGTTGCAGGTGAAAAGTTTGCTTCCGGCCTAAACAACGTTGACGGCAAAAAGTCTGGTGTTAAGACACTAGGTAAAGTTGCAAACGGTCACGGTGCTGAGAAGAAAGGCGCAGGCCCAGGCCCAGTAGGTTCTGGTACAGGCGACAAAGCAGGTCAAACTTCTGTGAATGCTGACCGCCCTTTTCTTAAGAAACTATAATTAGAGAAACTGGATGAAACATCAGATTTCCTATCTACGTGAAAACCTAAGTTTTGATCAGGCTGGAGTTGTACTCGAGTCTGACGACAAGGATGGTAAGAGTCTTTACCTTAAAGGCATTGCTATCCAAGGTGGAATTCGCAACGCTAATCAACGTGTCTACCCTGTAGATGAAATTGAACGTGCTGTGAAAACACTTAACGATCAAATTCAAAACGGGTATAGCGTTTTAGGCGAAGTTGATCACCCAGATGATTTAAAAGTGAATTTGGATCGTGTATCCCATATGATTACTCAGATGTGGATGGAAGGTCCTAATGGTTATGGCAAAATGAAAATTTTGCCTACACCGATGGGCAACTTAGTTCGTACTATGCTTGAAAGCGGAGTAAAACTTGGTGTTAGTTCTCGTGGTAGTGGCAATGTCAACGACATGAACGGCCATGTATCTGATTTCGAGATTATCACAGTAGACGTAGTTGCACAGCCAAGCGCACCGGGTGCTTATCCTACACCAGTTTATGAGCATATCATGAACACACGTGGAGGCATGAGAGCATTTAAGGTTGCACAAGAAGTAAAAGAAGATCCAAAGGCCCAGAAATACCTTCAAGAAGCCCTCTTGAATGTTATTAAAGGTCTAAAATAAGCCCGAGGAGAAATAGATGTTGGACGCATTCAAACAGTTAGTTGAATCAGGTGTAATGTCGGAAGATACACGCAGTGTTATCGAATCCGCATTAGTCACTAAGATTCAAGAAACTCGCGACCAAGTCACCGCGGAACTTCGTGAAGAATTCGCTCAAAAATACAATCATGACAAAAGCATGATGGTAGAAGCGATCGACAAGATGTTAAGCGACAGACTAGCCGTCGAGATGTCCGAATTGTACAATGACAAGAAGTCTCTAGCAGAAGCAAAAGCACATTACCAAACACGTATTGCTGAAGATGCTAAGAAGCTAGAAGGTTTTGTTATTAATCAATTAGGCAAAGAATTAGTTGAGTTCCAAGGTGACCGTAAAAAAGTTTCCGAGAACTTTAGCAAGTTAGAGCAATTCGTAGTTCACGCTCTAGCAAAAGAAATCCAAGAGTTTGCAACAGATAAGAAGGACCTAGCAGAAACAAAAGTTAAGTTAGTTCGTGAAGCAAAGAGCAAATTTGAAGATATTAAGCAAAGTTTCATTAAACGTGCATCCCATGTTGTTGAAGCGACTGTTACAAAGAAACTTACAACTGAAATTAAACAGTTGAAAGAAGACATTGATAGCTCTCGTAACAATGACTTTGGTCGTAAGATTTATGAAGCATTTGCACAAGAGTTTGCAGGTTCCTATCTAAATGAAAAATCCGAAACAAGTAAATTGTTAAAGATTATTCAGAAGAAAGAACAAGAACTTGCAGAAGCAAAACAAGTCGTAGCAGAAAAAGAATCTCTAGTAGAATCTACTCAGCGTGAAATTCGTGTCACTAAAGACCTAATGGAACGTAAAGCTGTTATGGGCGAGTTGCTAGGTCCGTTGGACGCTAGTAAGAAAGCAATCATGAAAGAACTTCTAGAGTCTGTACAGACTAAGAAACTAAATGAAGCTTTCGATAAATACCTACCAGCAGTTATGGAAGGTGCATCGAAGAAGCCAGCTCCTAAAAAAGCAATGCTTTCTGAAAGCGCAGAAGTAACAGGAAATCGTGAAACAAAGCCTGAGGTAGGCTTAGATAACATCTTAGACATCCGCAAGTTAGCGGGTCTAAAATAATTATATTCAAGGAGACAAATTAAATGTCACAATTATTAAATGAAAGATGGTCAGAGACCAAAGAAGCTCTGCTTGAAGGCCTATCCGGTACTCGTAAAGCATCTATGGCAGTTTGCCTAGAAAATACACGTAAGTATTTGGGCGAAAGCGCATCCGCAGGTGCAACATCCGCAGGTAACGTAGCTACACTTAACCGTGTTATTCTACCAGTTATCCGTCGTGTTATGCCTACAGTTATCGCTAACGAAATCATCGGCGTTCAGCCAATGACAGGCCCAGTTGGCCAGATCCATACACTACGTGTACGTTATGCAGATGACGGCAATAACGTAGTTGCTGGTGAAGAGGCACTAAGCCCATTCAAGATCGCTGCTGCTTACTCCGGTAACAACACAGATGCAACACCACGTGCTGCTGCTACTTCTACTCTAGAAGGTCAGCCAGGTAAGCGTATGAGCATTCAAATCTTGAAGAGCCCAGTTGAAGCGAAGAGCCGTAAGCTATCCGCTCGTTGGACTTTTGAAGCTGCTCAAGATGCACAAGCCCAACAAGGTATTGACATCGAAGCAGAAATCATGGCTGCTCTAGCTCAAGAAATTACAGCTGAAATTGACCAAGAGATCCTAGCTAGCCTACGTTCTTTAGGTACAGTTGAAGAAACTTATGACCAGTCTTTAGTTTCTGGTACAGCTACATTCGTTGGTGACGAACACGCTGCTCTAGCTATCCAAATCAACCGTGTTGCTAACTTAATTGCTCAGCGTACACGTCGTGGTGCTGGTAACTGGGCTGTTGTTTCTAACCAAGCATTGACAATTCTACAATCTGCTACTACAAGCGCATTTGCTCGTACAACAGAAGGTACATTCGAAGCTCCTACAAACACTAAGTTTGTTGGTACATTGAATGGCGCTATGCGTGTTTATGTTGACGCATATCTACCAGACTCTGGTAGCCAGTCTATCAAAGACAACCAAGTTCTAATCGGTTACAAAGGTACTAGCGAAGCAGATGCTGCTGCGTTCTATTGCCCATACATTCCGTTGATGAGCTCTGGTGTTGTTCTAGATCCAGCAACATTCGAACCAGTCGTTGGTTTCTTAACTCGTTACGGTTACGTCGAGTTGACAAACAGCGCAAGTTCGCTTGGTAACGCTGCTGACTACCTAGGCAAAGTGTCTATCAACTCTGATAACACAAGCTACAAGTAATCAAATACTTGCATTAAGCAAACATAAAAACGCCCTTCGGGGCGTTTTTTGTTAAATACTATTCTAGTATTATGCAGTTCCATCTGCGTAGACCTAGAACGTCATTATATTTTAAGGAGAAACAAAATGGGACGTCCAATTAAAAAGAAATTTTTTGGTAATTTGAATAACGAGCAATTTGGTAATGTAGGTACTGGCAGCGGTATCGGCGGCGAAGGACTTGCAACAATTACTAATCCAACTCAACGAGGCAGCTTTATTGCTAACAGCACTGCAACAACTGTGCCTTCGTTGGTAATTCCTGCACCTGCATTACCTACCGGTGTGCAAGCAACTGCTCAAGTAGTATGGGAAGTTGAAAGCGTAACTGTTACAAACGGTTTAGCTGGAAATAACTACCAAACAGGTACAAATGCTACCTTGACAGGTCTAGGCGGCGGTGTTGTTATTAACCTTGCTACAGTTGGATCTGGCCAAGGCGAAGTACAAACAGTTAATTTTGCAACTACAACATCAAACCGTGGTAGTTTCACAACTATTCCAGTTGTTTCAGAAACATATCAAATTGTTGGTGAAGGTGTAGGCAACGGTGACGGTAACCAACAAGCACTTGTTAAGTATCGTGTACAACAAATTAATGTTTTAACTTCAGGCCGTGGCTATGCAAGTACACAAGATGTAACTTTTAACAATACAAGTGTTGTTGGTACAGGTCCAGGCAACCCTGGTGAAACATATTCTGCTGTTACACAAAATGCACTTAATGTTACTGCATTCATTCCTACAAAGAATGGCGGAGCATCTGCATTGTTGTCAGACATTGTTAAACAAGAAGCAAGTCAGCGTTACCTAGTTAAGAATACAGACGGTATCGGTCAATGTAAATTAACCGCAACCGACACACCAACAGCTGGTCAAATGAATCTAATTGCTACTGATACAAACGGAAGCACATATTGGGTTACTAAATTAACTGCTCGTCGTTGTATTCTAACACAACGCACAATGAGTACAGCATATCTATTCGCTACAAATGGTTCCGCAGGTTGGACTATTGCTAGCCCAAGTTTAGGTGTTGTAAGCATCGCAAGCATTTAATTAATTTTAAACTTACTCAAAAGGACTCTTCGGAGTCCTTTTTTGTTTTCTACGCACAAAATAAGTTATGGTAAATACAAGATGACCACTAATTGGACTCTCCCATCTATTGTAACCCAGTACGCCGAAGACGAATCTCACATTCTATGGAATGAAGTTGATACTTTTAGTGCAATAAGAACAATGAATGGCAAAGGTACTTCTACTGCTAAACCGTTACTACACATTGCTCGTCAACCAAGAAATGATATTAAAATGAAAACTCATTTTTTAAAATCAACTGGATTTAATTTTACAAATTTACCAGATACTATTTCTGGTATAACATGTAAAGTAACAATGAATAGACATGGC